ATAGATCTAATTTTAAAAATTATATTAATTTTAAAATTTATATAGAAATTTCTTTTAAATTATTTATAACTATATTCATAGCTTGTTTTTTCTTTTCAATAATATTATATAAAACTTTATCTTTTTTATTAATTTTTAAAAAACAAAAATTTAAAACATATTAATCTTTCTAAAAAAGAAATGTAAAATATTAAAAATAATTTATAAATATGAATAATTTTAAAAATATTAAACTTTAAAAAGTTTAATATTTTATTTTTACATTTTTATGATTTTTAAACTTTTTTACATTTACGACAAGGCTAAGATTTAGCTTAGAGAACTGGGAAACCGAGAGCACCACCAGAGACTCGGATAATATTGTTATTTACTCCGGTAATGATGAATTCGAATGTTTGAACATAGCTTGCACCTCCATCAACAATACCGCCTCCTGCAGCTGCAGTTACAGCCATAGTTGATGCTTCGGGAACAATCGAAACATTTGTAAGCTTTCCGTAGTTTGTAGAACCCATAGGATCTAAACAAATAAAGTCAAGCGAGTATGAGTATGCGTGGTAACCAGTGTCTAGTGGAATTACTGGAGCGTGGAACCATGGGTTAACAAGTGAGAAATAATCCGAACCCATTTGTGCTAACCGTTGTGTGTTCTCATAAATGAGCGATGTTTGAAGAATTGGGTCAACCGCATCTGCTGGGTAAAAGTTTACAATTGAACCTTCATCCACTGGAGAGGCTGTAGTATAGTTTGACCAATCAGCGCGATAAGTTGTATTTCGAACCGCAAAGAACAAGACTTTAACTGCATGTGAGAATCGAATATCGAACGATTGTTGTGCGTTTGTTCCTGGTGTGAAAGCTTGTCGTGGGGCAGTTTGAACTTGTTCAATTAGAATGTCTCGTGGAGCACAAGCCATTCGTTTTCTTTCATCGTTAGAAACGATAGCATAGTTAGCCCAAACTTGGCATTGTCCAATAACTGGGGAAGTTGAAATGTCAGAAGTTGTACCTACAACTGGGATAGTTCGCCCTGCAGCAGAATTTTGGTTTGTAATATCGTCCAAAATCAAAAGTTCAGTCCAGTCTCGGAATGAAAAGTTAATTTTCATATCGTTATATGGGAGAGCTGCAGTTGGTAGAGAAACTCCACTATCTCGTCCATAGAAGAATGGAAGGGGTAGATTTAGAGTTACTGATGGAAGAGCATTAGCAGAACCTTGTCTGTGGGGTCCAAATACATCTTCGAAATTACCAATCATGTTATTGTATCCATTTCGTTTTCCTGCAGGAACTGTAAATGCAGCCCAGAAGTCAAGATGATAATTGTCGAATCGAGCAGCAACCAAATCGTTGAATGTAATGTTGCATTCTCTGATGATATTGTGCATGAAATTTCGGGTCCATCTTAATCGTCCATTTAATCCGAATTGGTTAGAAGCCAAAAGAACTACTGATGGAAGGGTTAATCGTAACCATGTTTGTAACATGTAATCTCCAGCTCGAGAAATTGAAACAGACCATTCTTGATTAAATGCTGGTTGACCAGAAGACCTTGACAAAACAACTGGAACTTGTGTATACCAAGTTGCTTTTCGAGTTTCTCGAACGAAATAAGCTGCAGCTTCTTGGCCGCCATAAAGATATTTTTCAATTTCGTCATATGTAGCAAGATCAATGAAACCTGATGTTATATTAGATGTGCAAATAGAAGCCATTTTTTATATATTGCAATATATAAAAAAGTTTTTTTAAAAAATCTTTACAAAAATATATTTAAAGATTATTTTTTAAAATAAATTCTTTTTTAATTTATAGATTCATTTCTATTAATCTAAAAATGAATCTCGAAGATCAATTATTAACTATTTTTGCACTAAAAAGTAATGGAGACACGAACATGTATACAACTATTTATATGATGATTTTAGTCTATATTGTAAAGCTATTTTGCGAACATGTTTCTATTTTTGGAAAATTTATTTCAAACTATATTTCCGAACGATTTAAAAGAAAAGTAGAAAAGGAGCTTTTCGTAATCTCAAATAAAATCAATTCTAAAATCATTTACGAACGAAATTATTCTGTAAATTCTCAATTAAATGTAACCCCAGATGCTCTTTTAGAATTTATTTCTAACAAAAAAGAAGCACAATATCTTTTATATAAAATGTTTTATATTCCTGTAAAGAAAGAAGAATTTTTAATCACAAAAGATATTTATTGCAAAATATTAAAAAAAGATTATTCTCAAAATGGAGAATTATCTCTTTTAGGATTTGAAATATTTTCTTATTCATTAGATATTTATGAGCTTAAAACATGGGTAGAATCTATCACTTCTCAATATGAAATTGAAAAGATGAACAAGTTTGGAAAAAAGAGATTTTATTTTAATGAGATTAATACAAATAATGAATATGACGACTCTCTCATTTTTAGCATTACAGAATTTCATACCAATAAAACTCTTAAAAATATTTATGGAGAAAATATAGACGATATTAAGGCTAGAATTAATTTGTTTACACAAAACGAAGAATGGTATTCGAAAAAAGGAATCCCTCACAGTTTTGGTTTACTTTTGCACGGACCACCTGGAACTGGAAAAACCTCTTTGATAAAGGCTATTTCTAAAGACACAAATAGACATATTATAAATTTTAAACTACAAGAAAAAACTACTCAAAAACAATTATTTAACCTATTTCATAATACAAATATTTATATTAAAAATACAAACAATGTAGTTGAGAAATTAATTATTCCTCTAAATCAAAGAATTTTAATCCTTGAAGATGTTGATTGTTTAACAGATGTAGTTTTAGATAGAAAATATATTGAAGAAAGGAGAAAACAAGATGAAAACACAAGAATATCTACACTGACCACGCAACAAATTGAAGCTGAAGAAAATAGAAAAAAGTATGAAGCTAGAATTAATAATATAAGTGGGAAAGTGAGTAAAAGTTCAAAAGATAATGAAGTTAATCTATCGTTCCTTTTAAATTTATTAGACGGAGTTTTAGAAACACCTGGAAGGATAATTATTCTAACTTCTAATTTTCCAGAAAAATTAGATTCAGCCTTAATTCGTCCTGGAAGAATAGATTTAAATGTCAAGCTTGGAAATTGCTCAAAACAAACAATTTATGAAATTTTTATAAATTTCTATGATTTAGATAAAAGTTCTTTTGAATCTAGATTCAAAATTGATGATTTTAAAAATGATAAATTCTCTCCTGCATTGGTTCAATCTATATTATGTAATAATTTTAAAGATCCGGAACGTGCGTTTAAAATTTTAACTGAATAATTTAATTTTTATAAAAATTAAATTACAACTTTTTCAAAAGGATATTTTAAATTTAATATTTTATATCTAACCATTTAAAAGATTAATTATTTTTAAAAAATGACAACTACTATATTTAATTGCAAGACAATTGAAGCATTTCATATTAAAATATTGGCAGAATTGTTGACAAACACACTTAAAAATGGGTGTTTTGAAATTTCTAAAGATGAAATTGTTTTGAAACAGTTTGATAATCCTAGAAAAGCTTTAGTTCATTTAGTTTTATATGGAAAAAATTTTGATGTTTATTCTTTTAGTCAAGAGAAAATTTACTTTTTAGGTTTGAATCTAAATCATTTTCACAAGACATTAAAATCAATAAAAAAAAAGGATTCGTTACAATTATTTATAGACGCGAAAGATTCTATTCAATTAGGGATAAAAACTATTCCTAAAGAAAAGACTCGCGTTTCGACTTCAAAAATTAAAATTCAAAATACTCAAAATTTAGATATTGAATTACCTGAAGGATATAATAGTCCGATAAATGTAACATCTTCTGACTTTCAAAAAATGTGCAAAGAATTAAATTCTGTAGGAAGTTCCACAATCAAGGTTGTGGCTAAAAAATTTTTTATAGAATTCATCGCGGATGCAGATGGAATTTTAAATAGAAAGATTGAATTTGGTGATTTTGAAGAATCTATAAAGTATGACGATTCAAACACATATGAAGGTACTTTTTCTACCGACCAATTAACTAGAATTTCAAAAATTTCTGGCCTGAGCAATAGGATGCAAATTTACTCTGCAAAAAATCTTCCATTATTGTTTAAATCTAATATTGGAAGCCTCGGAGTAATATCTCTTTATATTAAATCAAAAGAAATTTCAGAAGAAGAAATGTCGGAAGGAGAAAATGATGATGAAGATGATGAATAAAAAATAAATTAAAAATAAATTTTCATTTATTTTTAATTTTTCTATTCTTTTGAATAATTTGCAAACAAATATTACAAATTCCTACTATTTGGTTATAAATTTCGATATCACAAAACCAACAGTTTACCTTTTGTATCATTTTGTTATATCTGATTATTTAAAGAAAAACTTTAAATATAAAATCAATTTATTCATCATTTTTTATATTTTTATAAAATTCAATAGCTTTTGGATGGCTTAAAATCTTGTTATAATCGATGGAAATAATAGATAAACCTTCTAAGCTTTTAACACGAGAAAGAGCAACATAACCTTGTCCATACTCGAAAATATTTTTAATTTCAACTTCAGCATAATCTAAACTTGAACCTTGAGATTTATGAATAGATATTGCGTAAGCTACTTTTAAGGGTATTTGATAAATGTCAAATATTTTAACTCCGTTATCCTCAATTTCCCAATTGTGCTGTTTTATGATTCTAACTTGTCCATTTAAAAATGTTACAACGGGACATTCGTTTATAAATTCTCTAATTACACCTCTACTTCCATTTGCTAATCCATTTGCTAAATCTAGATTAACTAAAAGCATAACTTGTGCTCCTACACATAATTCTAAAACATACGGAGCGAGACAATTCTTTTTAATCTTTTCTGGATCTGCGTCAAATTTATACTTTACAACTTTAATTTCATATTTCAAAAATACTCTAGAATCTTGTGCTAATTTGTCAAGCTCTTCGTCGTTTATTTTATCAACGTCAACATTTTTAGAATATAATTTGGTTGGTTTTATTCCGTATTGATTTGTCAAAGTTAAACCAACTCTAGGCTCTAAAATACTTTTTACAAAATCGTTAATTTCTCCCATTCTTATAAAGTTGAGACATTTTTGAAAATTTGGATCACTTTGCCGGACAATTTCTTTAAAATTTACAATTTTAAATTTACATTTTTCCCAAGATTTGGATTGAAAACAAAATTTATCTGTACCTATACAT